ATTACCCGTCATCCGCAAATACTTGTAGCCCGTGTATGTGCCGGTCGCCGTGTTCGTGAAATTGGCTGCGCCGACACTACCTCCGAAAGGGAGGCACCACCACACAGCTGCAACCGAGTCATATGTGAGGCTGACGCCAGTGTATTGGGCGCTGATTGAGTTGACTGTTCCCGTGACGGTGCCACCAGTAAAGGTGACCGCGCCTGTGTTGACGCTAAATACGTTGAGCATCATGCCGTTGACCAGGCTGGTCGAGGGCAACGTAATAACGGTTGCGCTAGCCGAGTTCATGCAAATAGTCGTACCAGCCAGAATGTCGGCCACGGTTACCGTGTAAGACGCGGTCTTTTTGGACATCGAGCCGGAGGCTACGACGTCGACCCTGTTGGCTAGGGCCAGTGAGGATGTGGGGTAGTTGGCTACGAGATCCGTCGAAACGACGTAGGTCGAGCCTCCTGTCGTGGTTGCCATGCTGTGCCCTTTCTAGGCGGCTAAAAGGTCGTCGGCGGATACTACGTTGTACCAAATGATGTTCGGATCTACGTTGCCCCATTGTAGCGTCGGGGACACGTCTGCCCAGGTAGCCGTCTGGTACGAATATCTGGGGTCTGAGATCGAGAGCGTCAAAATGTGCTGACCCGGCGTGTACGTCTCGGACCAACCTTCGACCAGGCCCAGGAACTGCTCGAATGGGGCAGGCTGTGGCAGGTCATTTACTAGGACGCTTGAGCCCGAGATCAGCGCTAGGACCTGGTCTCTCTCGGGGACCGTCAGCTGGTCGACGTAGATCGAGATATTACCTAAGTTCCACAATGGATAAGCCTGGGCCAGGAGAATCGCGTTCGCTCGGCTGGTCGCGTCGGCATTCGCCTTGAGGCCTGTTTCGAGAGTGAGGGCGCGGCGGCCATAGGTGGCGATTGAGGTCGCGTCCGTGGCCTGGTGATATGACGGCGGGTCGCCATGACTCACCGTGGCATCATTAATGATCGACACCTGATTTTGGGTCCAGGCTGGAGTAAAGATCACGCCATCACTGGGCAGGCTAGTTGCAGCTGTAGACGTCGGGTAAGAATCCCAACTCGATTCGGCATTCGCCCAAGTGTTTAGCTGCGCTGACCATGCGCCCGGAAAAGCGGTTGAGCCTCGATTGCCGTAAGATTCAAAGACGACGACACCTGAGGGCGTATCAAAGTAGGTGCCGCCTGACCATTCAGCTAGGGACTGGAGCCCGTCAAGGCAGGTCTGTGGGACGGCGTTGCCTGCCGACACGGCGTACAGTTCTAGCGTTTGTGTGCCGCCATTTAGAAAGGTCTCGCCCGAGTCGGTCAGGATCTCTTCGGCCCGAGCGAATACGGTTTCTGAGGCGTAGCCTCCAGTGCCTGTAATCCTGGAGCCTAGGTTCGAGAGGTTGCCAATACAGGTAATAGTGGTGATCGCTACGGGCGGGGTCGAGGATAGGTGAGTGATCGCTAGGTCGGTCACTTCCCCGGTGAACCTGCGGAAGCCGTATGTCGTGATGTCGACTACTGCGGTCAGGTCAATGTTCAGACCCTCAGCACCTCGCAGTGAGATAACGGCGGTCGAGGCCTCGGGCTGCGACTTAATGTCATTTCGGGCGTGAGTAACCGACACCTGGTATTCGACGTCGGCCAGGTCCAGGCTTACGCCCCCGATAATGATGTGAGTGACTGGGCTGGTCATTGCAGGACCACCTGCCCGGTACGGCCTAGCCGCTGATCCGAGTCGGCTATGGCTCGTTGGATCGCCTGCATAATTGCCGTGCCGTTCATGAGCGGATTACCTGCAATAAGTTGGGCCTGCGCCATGTTTGGATTCGGTGCCCCGGCCATGATCGAGGTGGCCCCGCCTTGCGCCACGCCAGCGGCTGCTAGGGCTGCCCGAATTTCGGCCACCATCGCCTCGGAGAGGGTCTTGCCCATGCGTCGGCCCATCTCCTCCAGCAGCGTTGAGGATTCCTCTAGCTCGGCCTGCATGGTCATCAGATACCCGGCCGCTGATTGCACACCGGCGATGAGCATCGGCGGCACCATCTCGGCTGCCGTGGTCTCGGCCATGTGCTGCACGTCGACAAGCTTGGATTGCATAGTCGGGATGAGGCCCTTGTCGATGATTTCCTTGGCGAGTTTGTTGCCTGCCTCGGGGCCGAGTTTGGCTACTGCGTCGCGGAGTTCGGGTCCTCCTTCGCTGTTCAACTGCTTCAGGTAGTTACCGAATAGGCCAGCCTGGTCGATCTGTCGGTTGAAGCCTTCTAGAAGGCTGACTCCTATCTTTTCGCCTGCCTGGTTTACGTCGTCCATTTGGTCGAACGCTGCTCCGAGGTCAATGCCCGAAGAGATGTTCGAGGCCATGCCAGTAATCCAGTCGTTCATTTCCTTGCGAGCAGTTTCGAGCGCCTTTGAGGCTGCGTCGACCTGTGTGGTGAGTTGCTTTACTAGGTCGATCTGGGCGCGTAGTCGTGGGTTCATGACCTGGATGGCTTTAGAGGCTCCACCCGATGACTTGGCCAGATTGTTTTCAGCATCTGCGGCGTCGTTTCCGGCGGCTGCCGCTTCCTTTGCTGCGGCTGCGATCCTGGACATGGCGCCGCCGGTGCCGAATGCGGATACTCCCCCACTGGCACCGCCTGGATTTAGTGCCTGGTTCAATCCGGCGAGTTTGTTGATGACCTGGCCGATGGGGTTGAGGGCGTCGATCGCTGCGTTGCCGATTATCTCGAATGCGGGTCCGCCGTAGCTGAGGATTCCCTGGAGTAGTTCGTTGCCTCGGTCGGCGAGACTCTTTGCGCCCAGTGCGGCGTCCAGCAGGTTGCCCGCGAGGATTCCGGCTTTCTTTCCGAGATCTTCCGTCTGCGGCTGGAGATCGCGCATACGTGTGGATAGGTTGCTAATGCCGCCGCCCGTACTGGTGAAACCTTCGATCAGGCCTTTACCGAGTGACTCTTTAAGTTCGTCAAATGCGACGTTCAGAATCTTGATCTGGCCTTGGAGAGTGCCTGCCTGCGCTGCGGCCTGCCCGCCGAACGTGGTGGACAGTGCCGCTACTGCTCCATCAAGGTCTTTGTTCTTGATGATCGAGGAATCAATGCCTGCGTTGAGTTTGCTCAGTGCGCCGAAATTACCGTCGTATGCCTTGCCTAGGGCGTTTGCGACTGATTCCAGGCTCTTGCCTGTTCCCGCGCTGACATCAAGGGCAATGTTTAGCAGTTTCTGGGATTGTGCCACGTTGTTTGTGCTGACCAGCAACCTTTCCAGGGCTGGCCGTAATTCACTGTCTGAAGTCCCGGTAGCAAATTGCAGATCGTCCACAAACTGATTCAGTTGATCGGATGCGCCCGAGAAACCGAGGTTTTCTAGGGTTGTGTTGAGTTTGGCTAGTTCTGCTTCTTCAGCCATAGCGGCTTGGACCCCGTCAACGGCCAGGGCAACGGCAAAAGCGCCGACAGCCGCTGTCGCGCCGATCAAGGCCGGGCCGACCATGCTGGTGAGTTTGTTGCCGAATCCTGAAAGGCTGTTGTCTGCTTGATTGAGGCCGCTGCGGAGTTTGGAAACGTCGGCCGCCAGATAGACGGTGAGAGTTTTGCCGATAGCCATTACAGGAAACTCCATTTCAGAACGATGCGATCGACAGCTTTAGCCCATTCCTGCATGGCACCAGTCTGGTATTGGCCAACCTGGGCAATCCAGTCTGAGCCCTCGCCGAAAGCGGCTGGGGCCCTGTTCTGTGCGCCTGCCCGGCCGAGATTTCCTTTATCTGCCAGGTAGCGCACCATGGTCGGGGAAGCCCCGCCGGATAGCCGTTTGCGGGCCCCGCCGATATTGACAGCTGGTACCCGGTCGCGCTTGACCTTAACTGAGTCGGCGATTACTTGACCCCATGGGCCCGCGTAGTTAAGGGCGGCGTTACGCCAGGCAGGCGCCATGTGCTTATCTGCGACCGCCTGGGAGGCTGTGCGGAGTTCGGCCGACGCTTCCTTGGGCAGTTTGCGAAAGGCCCGCAGAACGTCGTTGAGGCCGTCGACGTAGGTGTCAAACACTTTGGCTGGAGCCACTGCTTAACACCTCCACGATGGTAGCTAGTTGCCGAGGATCGTAGGCCGCTACCTCTTCGATGGGCCTACCGATCCTGATGGCTACTTGGGTTATGAATCTGCGGACAGATCCGGCTGGGTAGGGTCCGGCGTTTCGGCGTCCTCTGCCCAAACTGCCTTTTCCTTTGCCCAGGCCTTTACCTGTGCCAGCGTGCTAGGTGATTCCCCGGTCGAGTGAATGTAGGCGCAGATTAAGCGGATACCCATAGTGCCCGGCTTGCGCTTTGCCTTGTCGTACAGTTCCTCGGCCTCCATTAGATCCGCGGAGCAGATCTGATAAGTGGTCGATTCGGGACTGTCTGAAGTTGTTACGGTAATGCTTGGATACATGGAGTCTCCCCGTTCACTAGTTGATTATGCGAATGTAACGGTTCCCTGCATGGAAACGGTGCAGGTGGCGATCCCGGCGGCGTCGAAAGTGACGTCACAGGAGTCGATGTACATGGCCGCGCCAGTCCATACCCCCGTGGCAGATTCGACCGTGACGGCCACAGCTGCGGGGGTGGCGATTGCCGTCTGAAGTGCGTCGTACATGCCCGCGTTCTCGTCGTACAGGAAGTCGAGCGAGATCGTCGAGTTCAGGTCGGTCTGATTAACCGCGACATCCGAGAGCGTCTTAGTGCGGAGGATCGTCGGGGTCGTGGTGATCGTGCCTGTGGTGATCTGCTCTTCGTACTGAGTGGCGCCTACCTCGACGGTGAACGCGGCACCAGCCACGGATACAACAGCCATTTGTTACTCCTTCATTGAGACGGAGACGTTTATCTCCGTGGTGTAGACGGTGCCTTGCGCTCCCACATCATTTAGTTGCGGGGGGTTTACGACATCCCAGGAGAATCCTGCTGGGATGAGAGGTAATAGCAGGTCGATGGCGTTCTCGACGTCGAGGGTAGCCGCCTCATTGTTGCGAGGGCTAATGACTATCAGGACGCGCCAGCGCACCCGGTAGCCGAGAGCCGTTCCCCGCTCATGGGTGATCCAGGGCGAGTCCGGGATGATGACGACAGCTGGGGGCCGAGGTACGGCGGGGACTGTCGTGTAGACCTGGAGGCCTTGCCCGGTAAATGCCGTGACGAGGGCCTCTCTGGCTTCCGTGACTAGGGCTGTCATCCGATCATGCCCTTGACGTCCATGTACGGCCCTAGGAGGGCCATAACGCGTCGAGTCATCCATACCGATAGCCGGTAAGGGCCTGGGCTGAAATCGGTTGCCACGGCCTGCCCACCTGCGGCGGTGCGGGCCTGGTAAATCTCGACCGCCACAGATAGGGCGGCTTCCTTGCAGGCCGGGGGCTCTAGTTCGTAGGCCCCGTCCGTGAGGAGGGACGCGACGATATCGTCGGCCGCAGCTGCGACCTGATCGTAAGGCTCCTCCGGCGGGTCATAGTCGAGGTCTAGCGCTGTGGCTAGTTCCTCACCCGTTACGAGTGCCATATCGTCGCGTCCCTTATCTCAGCGGTTCTAGTTACTCAAGGCCGATGATGCCGGCGCCCGAAATGATCTGAGAAGCGCCGTAGCCGTAGACCGCAACATCGCGGCCGAGCTGTGCAACGTTCTCGACAGATGCCAGACGGGGACCGTCCTCGATCCACTTTGCGGCCTCACGGTTCGAGACCAGGATGGCGTCGCCGCCAATGTTGCGGTCGAGGATGACCGGGAGACCCGACACCTGCACACCGAGGGTGTTGGCCGACGCCACGCCAGAAACATTGAAGGTGCCGTAGTTGGACGGGAAGAACGTGCTCCAGCCGCCGATCGTCTTAAAGACATTAGGCGAAACGAGAACGAACTCAGCGGGCATCCCCGTAGCGGTCTGGCAGGACACCGACGCGCCGAACACTGCCTCACGGAAGGCCGAGCCATCGGTATCAGTGGCCAGGTCGTAGGCCTCCACAGTGCGAGCACCGTAGACCGCTGCGACGAATGCAATATCCGTCACCTGAACGTATGAGTTCAGCATGATGCGAGTATGGGCATCCACGTATGACGGGCTCGAGCGCTGCAACAGCTGGTAGGAGATGTCCGAGCCAGCGGCGTAGGTCTTGAGCGTTGCGGTGCCCTTGAGAATGTTAATAGCGACGGAGTTAACTTCGTCTTTCTCGTCGACCTGCTCCTCGACAATGGTGGTCAGATCGCCATCCCAGTAAGGCCAATTGAAGGTCGTCCCGGTGGTTCCTGCCGACTCGACGCCGAAAGCGTTGATGGTCGGGCGGCCAAGGTCAAAGATGCCTCGGACAATGGTTGACCAGTTCGGGGGAAGGACGCCTGGGTTGTTGTCCGTGACCTGATCGAACAGGGCGCGGGCCTCGATCTCGCCGTTCAGGACTGCGAGACGGTATTCGCCGAAGCTGCGGAACTGTGCGAGTGGATGAACCTCGGGTGCTGAGGTGTAGGAGCGTGCCTCGATGGTCGAGACGTGCTCACGGAGGGAGGCGATTGCCTCGCGTGCTTCGATGTCTGCGGTCACCGCAGGAGCGGCTTCCACCTCTACGGTTTCGACTGACATTTCTTCCTCTCGGATCGCGCTAACGCCTGCGGTGGCGTAAGCGGGCATATGGGTGATGCTGACCTCGGCCAGATTGGCGGCGAGGTGCTGGACGGTTGTCTTTGCGCGGTTCCACACTGACTTCGTGGGGGCGAATCCAACCGAAAGGCCCTTAGCTGAGCCGGTGCGGATTAGCGTTGCGGCGTCGCGCCCCTGGACGGTGTTGGCGATATTAAAGTCGATGTAGAGGCCGTCGGCCTCAT